GCAGCCTTCCCATATGGCGATCATGATGACTTGGTTGATAGTACAACTCAAGCCCTTATGCGATTCAGACAAGGTGGTTTAATTGATCACCCTGAAGATTATGTGGATGAACCACAGAGTAACGTTAAAAGGAATTATTACTGATGGCAATAAAATTTGGAATGACAGTAGCTCAAATGATCGGTCAATTGACTAGAGGTTTTATGAAAACTATGGGCAGAAAGCCAGATGGTCTTGAAAAGATAAAAATTCAACAAGAAGCAATTCAAAGATTTAAAGACATGAATAAAGTTGTCGACATGGAAGGCAACGTTATTGATACATCTAAAGGTATCATGGGTGGTCAGCAAGTTGGTCAGAAAGGAATGTTTGATAACATCTTTGCAAGAATGCAAAAAGACATGGGTAAAAATCTTAAAGAAGTAAAAACTAAAAACAGACCAGATGTATACGATCTTGATGACTACGACACAACAAACATGTCAGATATTAAAAAAGAAATTATAAGAACAGAAACTAAATTAGGTAATTTAAATCCTGAGTCTAAAGGATTTAGAGAAAAAGCAAAAGAATTAGTAGATAAAATAGAGGAGTTAAAAGGTAAAATGCGAGATGATAAAGCCATGGGTGGCCGTATCGGTTACAAGATAGGTTCAATTGATAAAGCACGTAGAGCATTTTTAAAAACAGCTGCAGGTGTTGGTGGAGGTATCGCTGCGTTAAAAACAGGATTACTAGGTCTTAGTAAAAAAGCACCAGAGGCTGTTGAGAAAGTTACAGAAAACTTTTCAACAACACTTTCTGAAGCTCCAGACTATTTTTTTAATCTTGTTTCAAAAATAAAATCGTTTGGAAAAAAATCAAAAATAGGACCACAAGAAAGAGTGGATGAGTATTCTTACATAGGTAAGAATGGTGACCAGTATACTTTAACAGAAGATATCGTAACAGGTGATGCACAAATTGTAAAAGATAAAATGGGTGTTGGAAGTTATGGTGATAAAACTTTTGACACTATAAATGATAGAACTGTTATGGAATACAAATCACCTAGACAAGATGTTGATTTAGAATCAGGCAGAGGCACTAGAGAAGCTGCTGAATATGAAGAGTACAAAATAGAGTTTGATTCAGATGGAACAGAAGCTGGAGCTGACGCTATAGATGAAATTGTTCAAAAAGAAATTATAGAAGAGGCTGCAACAAAATCTGCACCATCCATTAAAAAAGCTGGAGGTGGACTCGCCTACATGTTAGGAGAGTAATGAAGTTTGGTCCTAAAGAAACAAAAGAGTTAAACGAATATCTACGAACGGGCAGAAACAGAAAGAGAGAGTTTCTAGGTGGTGATGTGACTTTTGCATCTGATCTTACACAACCAGAACCCAAGAGAGAAGTTGTAGAAATAGATTTATTTAATCAATTTAATTTACGTAATCCAAAAGCTGATGGTGGACGAATGGGGTTTGCTAATGGTGGTAAAGGAAGATTTTCTAAAGACACTAACAGAGGAAAATTAAGAGAGTATTTAAAAAACTTACGTAAAGGATCTACGATTAATAGACAAGAACTTATAAAAAAATTTGGCATGGAAAAAGCTACAGGGTCAGTTACCGAAGTTCTTAACGAGTTTAAAAATAAAAATTTTAAATTTGTAAACCTTATAAAAGGTGTGAAAAAAGAAGGTCGTAAAATAGAATTTACAGCAGCTCAAAAAAAATTACCTATGTTGTTGTTTGGTAAAACAGAAGATGAATTAACGTCCACTCAAAGAAGTAATATTACTACTGGTAAAGTTAATGCAAATACAATGACTCCTTATAGAGTTAGGCAAATTTATAATCCATTTTCATTAAAAGAGTATGGTAAAGATTGGAATGATTTAACAGAAAAAGAAAAAGAAAGAGTTAGAGCGGGTAAGCCTCCTGTTGATCCTAATAGAATTCCAACTAAGAAAGCACAAGTACAAAAAGAATTATTAGAGTTATCCAAAGATTCAGAAATTATGGATATATTTAAAAATCCTAACAGAACTAAATCACAATACACAAAAGATCTCACAAGAGTAAAAAAAATACTTGGTAAAAATACTAACGCTGTTGCTAGATTAACGCAACTCGCTGCTGCTGTATCAGGAGATGATCCTGTTCCTGGTATTTCTACTGAATTAAAAAAAGGTGCTGATTTTATTTATAATAATTTACCACACACAAGAACTCAAAGAGAATTAGATGAATTAAAAATAGGTAAAATTTTTGGAGAAAAAAGTATTAAAACAATAAAATCAGACATAAGAAAAACACCTGGTTATATTTTTAGTGGAGATTATAATATTGATGAGGTTGGTGGTACTACATCATCTGTAAGAAGAGGAACCACGCCGTATGGAATTTTTGGTCAAATAATTAAACAAGATATAAATAAAAAAGACAAGCTTTCTTTTGATGGAAATAAATCTAAAAAAGAAAAAATATTACAAGATGCAATTCAAAATGCAAGAAATAAAGGTGTTGATATTAAAACAGACAGAAATGTTAAACTAGCTCTTGAAGATTTTAATAAATTAGTTTCTGACTATGAACAAAAAATAAATAAAAATATTCCTGAAGGTGATCTTAAAGTAAGATTATTTAAAGCGTCTTTAGATAGCCCTGAAAAAACCATAAAAAATTTTAATAATTTTGATTCTAATTATCAAAATGTTTTTTTAAATAATTATAAAAATAAAGGATATTCTTTTAATGTTCCAAAAGATATTAAAACTATTCCACAGATAGCAAAAGATTTTCAAGATCCAAAAATAATAAAAAAAGTTACAGAACGAGCTGATGCAGGAAGTTCTAGATTATATGCAAACCCTCTCCTTAGCCCAGGTTTTTTAGGAAGAGCTTTTTCAACCATACCTACACCAGCAGGAGCTGTAGCATTAACAGCAGGGTTTGGTGTTGACCCAACGTCTGCTATTGATAGAGCAAGTATTGCAGCGGAGGCTGCATTCGCACCACAACTTGTAAAGCAAGCTGCAAAGATGGGATCTGCACAAAGATTTTTTAATTTAGGTTTAACACCTGCCATGGCAGCAAGGGTTGCAAGAATAGCATCACCACTTGGTATTGCATCATTAGGTGCAGAAGGTTTGTATCAAGCAGGTAAGTTTACTAAAAAAAGAATAGATGAACTAAGATCCATGACACCAGAACAAAGAGCAGAGTTAAGAAGACAAGGAGAAGCACAAGCATTTGATCCTTTTCAAGCTGCAGGTGGTGGGATTGCTAAACAAGCAGGTGATCCATCAGGTGCACCACCAGAGAAAGGACCGAACTCACAAGGGTTGCCAGGTCTATTAAAACGTGTTAGAAACTATTAGGAGTATTAAATGGCAGAAATAGACAAAGGACTCCCGAACACTAGAACTAAACTTGATATCCCTTCAGAAGAAGAGATAGCAGAAGAAGTTTCCGTTCAGGAACCAGAACCCGAAAAAGGACCAATAGAAGTTATACCAGAAGAAGATGGTGGTGTAACATTAGACTTTGAACCAGGATCAATCAACGTACCTGGAACTGAATCACACTTTGATAACTTAGCAGATCTTTTACCTGATGATGTTTTAGAACCGATCGGAAACGATATGGTTCAAAACTACATGGACTACAAAGCATCAAGAAAAGAGTGGGAACAATCTTATACAACTGGTTTAGATCTTTTAGGATTTAAATACGAAAACAGAACTGAACCTTTTCAAGGGGCTTCAGGTGCAACGCATCCTGTAATGGCAGAAGCAGTTACACAGTTTCAAGCACAAGCATACAAAGAATTATTACCAGCAGATGGACCAGTGAGAACACAAATCATTGGCACAAAAACTCCTGCAACAGAACAACAAGCAGATCGTGTTAAAGATTTTATGAATTATTTAATTATGGATCAGATGAAAGA